TTGAAGCCAGGACTCTACAGCAATATTCATGCTAAACGCAAGCGCATCGCCGAAGGATCGGGCGAGAAGATGCGTAAGCCAGGCACAGCAGGCGCACCAACAGCCAAGGCTTTTAAACAAGCAGCTAAAACAGCTAAACCAATGAAGGCTAAAAAATGAAGATGACCAAATCAGAGAAGAAGATTGGCAAAGTCATGGGCGAGTACAAAGCTGGAAAGTTAAAGTCAAGCTCTGGCAAGAAAGTTAGCAATCCTAAACAAGCAATTGCTATTGCAATGTCGGAGGCTGGCAAGTCAATGCGAGTCAAGAAGTGAAAATCCGAGAGGCTGCTGGCATCCTAGAAAGAATTGGGGTTGCTGGATTTAATCGGCCTAAGCGCACACCAAATCATCCTACCAAAAGCCATGTAGTTGTGGCAAAAGAGGGTGATAAAGTAAAAACGATTCGATTTGGTCAGCAGGGCGTATCTGGAGCAGGTAAGAATCCTAGCACCACATCTGAGAAAGCTAGGCGCAAGAGTTTCAAAGCAAGACACGCTAAGAACATAGCTAAAGGCAAGATGAGCGCAGCGTTCTGGGCAAACAAGGTTAAATGGTAAATGGCACATCAACAACAGTTTGATTTTGTAAGCGGAGTTGCTAGGTTTTACCCTAATAACTTTGCAAATTGTAAGGTATTGGAAGTAGGTAGCTTAGACATCAACGGTAGCGTAAGGCAGTTCTTTACAGGCTGCGAATACATTGGAATTGATCTAGGTCAAGGCAGAGGCGTAGATGTTGTCTGCCAAGGGCAAGACTACGATGCCGAGGATAATACATTCGATACAGTAATCTCTTGCGAGTGCTTTGAGCATAACCCTGACTGGGTAGCCACATTCGCCAATATGCACAGAATGGTAAAGCCTAACGGTCTAATCGTTATGTCCTGCGCCACTACCGGCAGAGCAGAACATGGCACTAAGCGTACCAGCCCAGCAGACGCACCATTTTGTGGTGATTACTACAAGAACTTAACAGAGCAAGACTTTGTAGAGAACTTTGACCTAGGCAGTATGTTTTCTGAGTACGAGTTTGGGATAGGAGAAGTTACAAAGGATCTTTACTTCTACGGAATCAAGAAACTGTTGTAGAATAGCAACATCATCAACCATCAACCCAAAGGGAATGGAATGTTAGGAGCAACAAAAATAGAGTGGTTATCAGTAGAAACCCTGATACCTTACGCTAAAAACGCTAGGACACACTCAGACGAGCAAGTTGCTCAGATTGCCGGATCAATTAAAGAGTTTGGGTTTAACAACCCTGTACTTGTAGATAAAGACAATTCAGTTATCGCTGGGCATGGCAGGCTCATGGCGGCAAGAAAGCTGGGCATGGATAAAGTGCCAGTAGTGCAGCTAGGCCACATGACCGAAGCCCAGCGCAAAGCCTATGTATTAGCAGATAACCGTATCGCCCTAAACTCTGGGTGGGATACAGGTATGCTATCGCTAGAGCTGCAAGACTTAAAAGACGATATAGACCTTAGCCTATTAGGATTTGATCCTGATGAGCTAGATGCCCTGCTAAACCCCATAGAGGAAACAGAAGGGCTTACAGACGAAGATGCTGTGCCTGATGTACCAGACGAGCCTAAGACAAAGCTAGGTGACATTTACATATTGGGCAACCATAGGCTTATGTGCGGTGATAGCACAAGCATTACAGATGTAGAAAAGTTAATGGATGGAAACCCTGTAGATTTAATCTTTACAGACCCCCCATACAATGTGGCGTTTAATGGTCGTAGCGGCAAGCACGATGTAATTAAAAACGACAACTTATCCGAATCTGACTTTGAAACTTTTATTGGCGAAGTATGCAATACCATTAAGGCTATTGACCCAAAGGCATACTACATTTGGTGCAACTGGAATTTCTATGGAATTCTACAAGGCAAGCTAAATTACAAAACCTGCATAGTTTGGGCTAAAAATGTATTTGGCATGGGCAACGGCTATAGACACCAACATGAGTTTTGCTTGTTTAACGGCAAAATTGATGAAGTAATTAAAAATGAGTCTGATTTGTGGGAAGTTAAAAAAGACCGCAATTATGTGCATCCAACACAAAAGCCAGTAGCTTTATCTGTAAGGGCGTTTGGAAACCACATTAAATTGTTAAATGTATTAGACCTGTTCGGTGGTAGCGGCTCTACATTGATAGGTGCAGAACAAACTGGCCGTAAGGCGTATGTAATGGAGTTAGACCCAAAGTATTGCGATGTTATTGTGCAACGCTGGGAAGAATTTACAGGCAAAAAGGCCGTACTTTCGGAGTTAGAAAAGGCTTAATATGCAAGGTATAGAACATATCCCAACCGAAGAAACAAGAAAATTAGTCCGAAGCCTTAGTGCTGTAGGCATTAAGTATGTAGATATTGCTGGCAAGCTAGATATATCAGACGATACGCTGGTCAAGCACTACAAGAAGGATTTAGAGGATGGCAGGGTAGATGCAAACGCTTCTATCGGGCAAACCCTATTCCAGCAGGCAAAGAACGGTAATACAGCCGCAGCGATCTTTTGGCTAAAGACCAGGGCGCAATGGAAAGAAACAAACGCATTAGAAGTATCTGGCGCAGATGGCGGTGTTATTAAAGTTTCATGGGAACAATAGTAATACCATACAAACCTAGAGAGCCTCAGTTAAAACTACATGAGGTAATAGATGCACATCGTTTTACAGTAGGAGTGGCACACAGGCGCATGGGAAAGACAGTTTGTGCGTTGAATCATATTATTAAGTCAGCCCTTGAGAACGACAAAGAAGCCCCAAGATATGCCTACATAGCCCCAACATACGGACAGGCCAAGCGTGTAGCTTTTGATTATTTGTGCAAATACACAAGGCCATTAGGCGCTGTAATAAATGTAGCAGAGCTGCGTGTAGACTTTATGGGGCGCAGGATTCAGTTATACGGATCAGATAACCCAGACTCACTCCGAGGTCAATATTTTGACATGGTAGTGCTAGACGAAATTGGCGATCAAAATCCTAAGATATGGAATGAAATCATTCGCCCAAGTCTTTCAGATCGAAACGGGAAATGTCTTTTCATTGGTACGCCAAAGGGCAACAACCACTTTAAAGACCTAAGAGATCGGGCAGAGTTAAACGATGATTGGGGTCTTGTAGAGTTTAAGGCAAGTGAAACAGGCATCATCTCAGAGATAGAGCTAAAGGATGCTCGTAATGAGATGGGTGATGATAAGTTTAATCAAGAGTATGAGTGTTCATTTAATTCTGCCGTGGAAGGCAGCTATTACGGCAAACTGATAAACGACCTTGAAGAAAATGGTCGGATGTGCGCTATTGATCGAGATGATCTATGCCGCACTTATGTAGCGTGGGATTTAGGAATCGGGGACTCGACTGCCATTTTTGTAATGCAGGTTGCTGGTCAAGAGTTCAGAGTAATGGATCATGTTGAAAATCATGGTCAAGGCTTGGATTGGTATGTAGAATGGCTAAAAGAAAACAACTGGCATAAGGCCGAGCAACTCCTTCCGCACGATGTGGAAGTAAGAGAGCTAGGCACAGGCAAAAGCAGAATAGAAGTGCTCAGAGAGGCTGGATTGGACTGTAAGGTTTTGCCAAGGCTCGCAGTAGATGATGGCATACAAGCAGTCAGAAGGCTATTGCCTAAGTGCTGGTTCAATATGCCAAAGGTAAAGCAGGGTTTAGATTGCCTACGAAACTATAGGCGAGAATACGATGAAAAGCGTAATGTGTTTTACGACAAGCCACTTCACGACTGGGCATCGCACTCTAGTGATTCCTTCCGGTACTTGGCATTGGGATTAGAACAAACAAATACATGGGCGCAGCCATTAAAGATTAACGCAAACTGGATAGTTTAAATATGGATGACAACAAGCTAAAAGGTATTCTAGAGGCAGAGATTGATAACTCAATTGGCTATGTAGATACCGAAACAACTGAGGCTCGTAGAAAGGCGCTGACCTACTACAATCGTGAGCCATACGGCAACGAGGTAGAAGGCCGTTCATCCATTGTTACTGGTGAAGTGTGTGAGGTTATTGATGGTGCGTTGCCACAATTACTGCGTATCTTTACCCAATCAGACGAGTTATGCCGCTTTGAGCCTAAAGGCCCAGGCGATGAGGAAGGTGCTAAACAAGCTACGGAATACTGCAATCTAGTCTTTTTTCAAGATAATGATGGCGTAATCCTAATGCACAACTGGTTTAAAGACGCTCTGTTGCAAAAGAACGGAATCGTCAAATACTGGTGGGAAGATAGCGCAGATCCTACAAAAGAGAAGTACAAAGACCTGTCGGCAGAAGAACTGCAACTGTTGTTTTCAGACAACACTATGGAGTTAGTAAGCCAGGACATGAAGGAAGTATCGCCTGAGATTATTGATCCTATTAGCGGCATGATTATCCCTGCGACATTCTCTTACGATGTAGTGGTAATGAAAAAGAAAGAGTCTGGTCGAGTTAAGATTTCCAATGTGCCGCCAGAGGAGTTCTTGATCTCCAAGCGTGATAAGACGATCAAAGATGCACGATTTGTAGCGCACCGTGTAAACATGACTCGCTCGGATTTGATTGCTGCTGGCTACGATAAAGACATTGTAGATAATCTTCCTGCATACTCAGACCTGACATACACGCCTGAGCGTATTGCTCGATTTGATCGTGGCGAGATGCCGGATGAGTCCCAATCTTTAGACTTCTCCATGCAAGACATCGAAGTATTTGAGTGCTACATCCGCACCGATTACGATGAGGATGGCATTGCCGAGCTGCGTAAGATTACCTACGCTGGCTCAGAGATACTAGATAACGAAGAAGTAGATCACATTCCATTTGCTAGTATTTGCCCTATCCCAATGCCCCATAAGTTCTTTGGGCAGAGCTTGGCAGACCGCAGCATGGACATTCAGTTGATTAAGTCTACGATTACCCGTCAGATTCTTGATAATATGTACCTGACCAATATGCCTCGTATGACGGCTATTGATGGTCAAGTAAACATGGATGACCTGCTAACCGTTGCTCCTAATGGGGTAGTTCGCATGAAAACGCCTGGTGCAGTACAAGCCTTGACCGTACCGGCAACCGCAGCTCAGTCATTCCCAATGCTAGAGTATTTAGACTCTGTAATGCAGAAACGCTCTGGCGTGGTACAAGCTGGTCAAATATTAGATCCAAGCATTTTGCAGAACACTACCGCTACGGCTATTGCAGCAATGCAACAGACTGGCGCAGGCCGTCTAGAGATGATTGCTCGTATCTTTGCTGATACTGGTGTAAAAGACTTGTTTACAGGCATTTTCCAGTTACTTTGCAAATATCAAGACAAAGAGCGTGTAATTCGTCTGCGTGGCAAGTATGTGTCAATTGATCCTAGAGAGTGGTCTAACCACTACGATATGACCGTCAATGTGGGCTTAGGCACAGGCAATAAAGATCAGCAGATGGCTATGGCAGCTATGGTATTGCAGAAGCAAGAGCAGATTTTGCAGACGCAAGGCGCAGCTAACCCATTGGTATCTGTTGGCCAGTATCGGGAAACATTGGGTCGCTTTATTGAGGCGGCAGGATTTAAGGACTCTACCGAGTTCTTTAAAGAGATTACGCCTGAGATGGATCAGATGTTATCTAATCCTCCTCCACAGCAACAACAGCAAGACCCAGCAACGATGGTTTATATGCAACAGGTTCAAGCGCAGATCGCTGGCGATCAGGCTAAGATCCAAGCCAAGATTGAAGCAGACCAAGTTAAAGCTCAGGCAGATATTCAGTTGGCTAGAGAGAAAGCCATTGCTGAGATCCAGCTAGAGCGTGAGAAGGCTGCGGCACAGTTAGAATTACAAGCTGCAAAGTTTCAAGCAGAAAGACAGCTAAAGACGGCTGAGATGGTAGCTAAAGGGATGCAATGAACAAAGCAGAAAGAGCTAATAACTATTTGATGGATGAGTTCTTTATGGAGCTGGTAGAGGCTCAGAAGGACTTGTACAAGTCGTATATTTTTAATTCAGCAGATGAAGATGTAGATGGCAGAGAAAGAGCATTAGTCAAGCTGAAAGCAATCGAAGAATTTGAAGCGTCATTACAATCACTCGTGCAACAAAGCGAAATTGATAAGAGGCGCATACGGTTTTTTTAACTACCTAAAAGGTAAATAACATGAGCGACAACACCAACCCATCAGGGAGTGTAGATACATCTGTAAACGGTGCGGCTAACGCATTTATGTCTATTCTTGAGCCACGAAACGAGGAAGCGCAAGCTGACCCAGAAGTTC